GACTACAACAAATCATTATTTGAAATCACCCTTACTAACGGATCAATTATTCAGGGTATTCCTGGTTCGGAACCAGAACGCTATCGTGGTAAGCAATATCACGGAGCTTGGTTTGACGAACTCTGCGCCTTCGATTACCTTGACGAAGCCTACGATGGAGTGCAATTTACTCTACGTCTCAAAGATCCCAGAATACCCAGAGTCCAGCAAATAATCACCACAACTCCTAAACCAAAGGAGTTAATTGTTGATTTGAACGAAGGTAAAGTGGGCGGTGACGTGTATGTCTCTAACGCCAGCTCCTACGCCAACCGAGCAAACTTATCAGAAACGTTCTTTAAACAGCTAGAGACGTATGATGGTACCGATATCGGTAGGCAGGAGATCTACGGCGAGATCTTAGACCCCGAGTCATCTGGTATCATCAAACGCAAACAGTTTCGTTTATGGGCTGCCAATAAACCAACGCCGACCCTGGAATATGTGATCGCCAGCTACGATCCGGCAACTTCTGAAAAGACCATGAACGACCCTACAGCTTGCACCATTTGGGGCGTGTTTGAACGAGAAGACGCTGGTACCTGTGTTATTTTGCTAGACGCCTGGGATGCGCACCTTGCCTATCCAGAACTGCGGCGTAAAGTAATTGACGATTACAAAGAGGTGGTGTACGGCAGCGATAACGACTTTGCTAAGGGGCGTAAAGCTGACCTGATCCTCATGGAAGATAAATCGGCTGGTATTTCCTTGATCCAAGAACTCCAAGGCGCTGGTGTGCCAGTGCGGGGTTATAACCCAGGGCGTGCCGATAAGGTGCAGCGTTTGAATATTGTGGCGCCACTAGTAGCTAAAGGCAAAGTTTACATACCAGAAGACACCAAACAAAAAGGTGACTACGCTGACTGGGCTAAACGGTTTTTGCGCCAAGTATGTTCGTTTCCAGAAGCCGGTGGGCATGATGACTATGTGGACTCATTGTCCCAGGCATTGCGTGTCCTGCGCGATTCTGGCTGGATCCAACTAGACCCACTGCCCGCCCGTAATTATGATTATGCCGACATGGATATGTCTAAGCGCTTTGTTAACCCATACTCTCAATAGGGCGGATTGTGCCTATTTATTGCATTATTATAAATAGGAGTATCTTATGAACCTTGTCAAGTCACCACACCAAATACTGCTGGAACAGGCAGGGTTGTCTTTGGATCCTAGTCCCGGGCTAGTTAACACGCCCATGCAGATGCTATTACAGCAGTCTAATGCACTGCCCCAATATGCCCCCGGTGGTAAAATAGATAATATGGTAGCTCCTAATAGTTTACCAAACATTAATTTTGATGTACGTAGTATTCCTAGCATGACCGGTCAGCCAGGTGTTGGTTATATGCAAACACCTCAGGGCGCTATGGCTCGCTTGCAAATGGAAAAAGAATTAGAAAACGCTAGAATACGAGCTGGTGTATCTGGTATGGCTATGGCACTTCCGGGGCAACACGGCGTTAAAACAATGCCCGGACAAATGGATATTGGTACTAATGTACCGGTAGGTCCCGGTCGTTTAGATGTTAGCGCCAATCGTTCCATCAATCCTATTCCCGGTCGCGGGCACATGCAAGGTATAAGGGCAAATTACTCAATACCTTTTGCAAACGGTGGCAGTGTTTACCAAAATCTATCTCCTGCCGACATGCAGGCGGCTATGATTGTCAATGGCAATACCCCACAAAAATTTGCAACTGGCGGACACGCACTAAAACATTTATTGACTTCAATAGGCCTTGGTGGTCTATTTGCAGCTCCGGATATTGCACAAGCAGCACAACATATTTCTGAAGGAAAAAAAGGCGAAGCGGCTGGTGATGTTTTTAGTGCGGCAAGTATGTTTGCACCAGCACCAATAGCGGCAGGTTTATTTGCGCTTTCACCATCTGAACTTGGTAGCTCCACTCTTGATGCGTATAAAAAACAAGAGCAGATGCGCCAAATAGAAGAACAAACGCGACAAGCACAAGAACAATACAAAGCAGCATTAAATGCTCAGCGCCCACAACGCCAAGCTCCGCTTACTTTTGAAGAAACTAGGTTTTACAAAAAATAATCTATGGCAAACCCACAACTACCTATTCAATCAGGCGGAAATCTTCCGGCGTTAGACACGCGTGAAGAAGATTTAGAAAAAGGGCTACAGCAAGAAGCCGACATGGAGGCCTATGAGGCTGAGCTTGGACTTGATGCTGCTGAGGTAGAAGAGGAAGTAATTGAACTGGAAGATGGTTCAGTTGTCATTAATTACCAGGAAAAGAAAAGTCCACAGCAAGACCCTGAGTTTTACGCAAACTTAGCTGAAGTCTTTGACGAAGATGTATTACAATCTTTGTCGGTAGAGTTTTTAGACTTTATTGATGTAGATAAAGAAGCTCGCACTGAGCGAGATAAACAATACGAAGAAGGTTTACGCCGCACTGGCTTAGGTAAAGATGCTCCTGGTGGTGCTACGTTTGATGGTGCCTCCAAAGTAGTACACCCCGTTATGGCAGAGGCTTGCGTTGACTTTGCTGCGTCTGCTGCTAAAGAATTGTTGCCTTGTGATGGATTGGTTAAGACTGACATCAAAGGTGACGCAGATCAACTAAAAACAAAAACTGCAGAACGTAAAGCAAACTTTATGAACTGGCAGTTAACAGAACAGATTCCGGAATACCGCGATGAGATGGAGCAGTTGTTTACACAACTACCCCTTGGCGGTTCACAGTTTTTAAAATGGCGTTTTGATACAGAACAACGCAGACCTACTTGCGAGTGGGTGCCGATTGATAACATCTATTTACCGTATTCTTCTACTAACTTTTACACAGCGCAGCGTGTAACTGAAGTTCAAGACATTACAGAAGATACGTTCCTACAGCGCGTTGAAGCCGGTATCTATCGTGATATCGATTCACAATATTCGTCTGATGCGCCACTTACAGATCAAACTCGATCTGAAAAGGCAAATGACAAGATCGAGGGTAAGTCTGAGCCATCGAAGAATATTGACGGCCTTCGTCGCATTTACGAGATCACCTGCTTTATTCGTTTAGAAGATGATCCCCTAACTGATGGTCGGCGCGCCCCATACATTTTAACTATTGATGAGACTACAAGCAAAGTACTCGCTCTTTATCGCAACTGGGAAGCAAACGATGAGAAACTTGAAAAGCTGGATTGGTACGTTGAGTTCAAGTTTATTCCTTGGCGTGGAGCTTACGCTATTGGACTCCCTCATCTTATCGGTGGCCTTTCTGCTGCTCTTACCGGGTCTTTGCGTGCTCTTCTTGATGCTGCTCATATCAACAACAGCCAGACAATGCTTAAACTCAAGGGTGGACGCATTGGTGGGCAATCAGACCGAATTGAACCCACACAAGTAATTGAAATTGAAGGCGCACCAGGCGTTGATGATGTTCGCAAGATTGCGATGCCAATGCCATTTAACCAGCCTTCCTCTGTGCTGCTTAATCTTCTTAGCTGGTTAACAACGGCAGCTAAAGGTGTAGTTACTACCGCCGAAGAAAAAATTGGCGAAGCAAACAACAACATGCCAGTTGGCACTGCCCAAGCTCTGATTGAGCAAGGCGCTAAAGTATTCTCAGCAATTCATGCGCGTATGCACCGCAGCCAAGCTAAATCCTTGGCAATTATTTCTCGCCTTAATCACTGGTATCTTGATGAGATGGATAACCAGTCAGGCGAAGAAGTTCGTGTACGTGACTTTGCAGCAAACAGCGATATTCGCCCTGTTTCAGATCCTAACATTTTTTCTGAAACACAACGTGTTGCTCAGAACCAAGCCTTGTTACAAATGGCTACTTCTGCGCCTCCGGGCATGTTTGACGTGCGTGGTGTATACCGCCGTGTATTGGAACAGCTTAAAGTTCCTAACATTGAGGAAGTATTGCCAAATCCAATGGGCGCGGCAGAATCTAATCCTGCGCTAGAAAACGTATCAATGACTATGGGCCGCCCAGCTGCTGCCTATCCAGATCAAGATCATATTGCCCACATTCGGGTTCATTTAGATTATGCAAACAATCCAGCCTATGGTGGTAATCCTGTTATTGGCCCTGTTTTTGCTCCTCATGCTTTAGAACATATTAAGCAACACTTAACGCTGCATTACTTACAATCCATGCGCGCATACGTGGCGCAAGCTTCTGGCGGTAGAGATACACTGAATCTACACCAAGAAAAACCATTGGATCTGGACGCACAGCAAGCGCTTGCACTGGCATCACAAATGGTTAGCCAAGACTCTCAGCAAAACATGTCGCAATACGTTCAGCAAATTCAAGGCTTGGCACAAAAAGTGGCACAGGCTCAAAAACAACAACAAGAAAACGCTGCAAACGCAGATCCAACTGCTCAAGTTATTCTTAAGACTCAAATGGCTGAAACCCAGCGTAAACAAGCTGAATCTCAAGCACGTATGCAGCTGGACAACCAAAAACAACAGCAAGAATACCAAGTTAAATTGGCTGAGCTGCAACAAAAAGTTCAAGAGCTACAAGCTAAGTACCAAACTCAGTCTAATATCGATAGCCAACAAAATGCTAAAGATATTGCACTGGCTAACATCAACAACGCAGCAAAAGAGCGTGTTGCTATGATTACCGCTGGCGCCCAAATGGACCAGCAACAAGCTCAGCTTGAGCACGAACAAAACTTGTCAGCCATGGAAGCTACTATTGCAGCCGAACAAGACATTCGCCAGCATGGTTTGCAAGTACAGCAACAAGCGTTTGAACAACAAGCAGCTCAGGTTGAAAAAGCCGTTGAATTGCAGCATGCCCAACAACAACATCAGCAAGAAATTGCACAAACAGCCCAACAGCACGCTATGGGTATGCAGCAATCAGATCAACAGCATCAACAAGCATTACAGCAAGCAGAACAGCAGCACCAGCAACAATTAGCTCAACAACCCCAAACCCCTACTGAAGGACAATAATGGCAAATACAAAACAACCCGGCGGTGACGTCGGCTACAAAAAAGCCTATAAAATGACAGGAACCCCTGGTTATGCTGGCGGCCCTGGTGAAACAACTATGGACAAAGGCCCATCTGGCTCAGCCCGTAATAACAACTGGAAAATTGGCGCAGCACAAGCCAAAATGGCTAACTCTGACAAAATTGGTCCAGATAAAAACCTTAAAGATTTGTCAAGCGGCAACTTTTATTAATAATTGGGGCGAATTTTCCGCCCTATTTGCATTATTATTAATATGAAAGACTTTTTGTCACAAATTATTTCTCGTACGAGAGACGAACAAGCAAAATTGGCGGAAACCCTCACCGCTGGCAGTAATGTTAATTCTTTTGATGATTATCAGCGTTTAGTTGGTAGGCACGAAGGTTTTAAGCAAGTATTGGACATTATAAATGAAATTTTGAGGGAAGACGAAGAAGACCTGTAAAGGTTATAGGAGCACTGCATAGTGTTTGATTTAAAAGGTAAAGACGAACCAGATACAAGATCGGAAATTGAATGTTTTCCTAAGATTGATACTGGAATCGAAGTAGCTGGAGACCGTGTTTTAGTACAACTAAGACGCGAAAAGTCAACCAGCAAAGGCGGAATCATCCTTGTGGATGAAACCAGACAAACGTTACGTTTCAATGAGACTGTAGCCAAAGTAATCCAAATTGGACCTTTAGCATATAAGTCGCCAGATACTTTAGAGGATTGGATCGAAGGTCCATGGTGTAAAGTCGGCGATTTGGTAAGGACAATTAAATACGGTGGAGATCGTTTTGTTGTTAATCCTGACGATGAGGGAGCACCAGTGGTGTTTATTACTCTTCAGGCACGTGAAATCATTTCTCGCATTAAGAATTTTGAATATGCGCAGAAAATGAAAGCGTTTGTAGACTAATTTTGAAAGAAAATTATGGCGGACAATGATAACAAAGATATACCTGTCACGGAACAAGATGATGGTTCTGTACTGGTCAACGTAGATCTTCCCGAAGAGATTGAAGTTGTAGAAGAAAAAGAAGGTGGCAAAGTCGAAGCCGCCGATGACCGCACTCCCGAAGAGATCGAAGAAGATCAAGACGAAGATGACGGCGAAACAGAAGACGAGCGTGAAAGAATCCGCGAAGCCAGACGTGAAGAACGTAAGCTAAAGAAAGAATTAGCTAAGCAACGCGAATACACCGCTAAAAACAAGATTAGTGCACTTGAAAAACGCAACGAAGAACTAGCTAGACGTTTAGCCCATTTAGAAAATGGTGCAGCATCGTTAAAAATAGCGCAAATTGACAAAGCAGTGGAAGACGAAGCCACTAGAGTCGAATATGCCAAAATGAAGATGCTACAAGCGGCTCAGTCAGGCGACGCGGCGGGTCAAGTGGAGTATTTGGAGCAGTTAACAGACGCCAAACAGCGTTTGCAACAAATCCAAAACTATAAAAAACAGCAACTTGAAGCTGTTAAGTCACCAAAGCAAAATGTACCCAATCCGGTATCGGAAGAAGTGCAACGTAAAGCTCAAAAATGGCTTAAGAAAAATTCGTGGTTTGATCCACAAGCTCAAGATACTGATAGTAGAATTGCCAAAGTAATTGACCAAGAACTTGCCTCAGATGGTTGGGATCCTAGTGATTCCGAGTATTGGGAAGAGTTAGATAATCGATTATCAGCACGTCTGCCACACCGCTATACAGCAAAAGGTGGCAAAGAAACCAAGCGCTCCCCTGGACCAACAGCGTCTAGCAGAGTAGCAAACACAGCATCAGCAAAACCTGGAACCATCACACTTTCTCGTGAACGTGTACAGGCAATTAAAGACGCTGGTGCATGGGACGATGTTGAAAAACGAAACAAAATGATCCGTGCGTATCAATCGTATGATCGTGCTAATAAAGGTTAATTAAAATGGCAAATCCAAGAATAAAAAGAGACGCTTCCCGTGACTTAGAAGATCGCATTGCCGATCGCGCACAGGAAGTAATGGAGAGATCAATGACGGCCTCTCCTGATGACATTGCACGTCGTGAACGCCTTGATGCGTTTAGAGACAAGTGGGCAAATAGTGCGTTGCCTGATCTTCCAGAGAATGTAATCCCTGGAATGCACTTGTGTTGGTTGTCAACAACCAATACTTACGACAGTATCGACAAACGTATGGCATTGGGTTATGAGCCAGTTAAAGCCTCGGAATTAGGGATAGGCTTTGAAGGACTAGGCAAAATGAGCTCGGGCAAGTTTGAAGGCTGTGTTAGTTGTAACGAAATGGTTCTCTTCAAATTACCAGAAGAAATCTACCAAGAAGTGATGCACATGCTCCATCTCGAGGATCCTCTCGAGCACCAGCGCAATATTACGTCGCAAGTTCGTGATACTGCTCAGGGTAATAAGGGCGGACGTTCAGTCTTGGAAGGTGGTCTTTTGGAAATGGAAAAGGAAACCGCTAAAGCGAATAACAAAAACATTCGTTTCCAATAACATTCTTCAAAATAACAAAGGAAATAAACTAAATGTCCACAACATTTAAACCCTTTGGCATGAAGCCGATCTATCATCCAAGTGGCCTTGACCGCTCTGTTCCATTCGCTGGAACAAACAGTTTTGTCGTAGGCACACCGGATTATA